CTTGTCCTGGTTCATGCGCTTGTGGCGCTCGTGCTCACCGTTGACCCAGTTGGTGTAGGCCCTGTCGAGTCCCCAGATCACGGTGATGAATGCGTCGATCATAGCAGAGTCGAGCCCTTCCCGCTCACCATATCCCGTGATCTCGGAGTGCGGGATGACGGGGCCGCCGCGGCGCTCGGTCACCAGGTGCCAGAAGGCCCGCAGGTAGAAGTCCTCGAAGGGCTCCAGCTCGGGTTCGGAGTCGACCAGCTCCTGAAGTCTGCGATCGAGCGGCCGATTCTGGTCGTAGTGAGCCTGGATGGCGAACGATTTCTGGTCGTACTCCAGCTCCCAGACCAGCCGCTCTATCAGTTTCCCGTCAGCTCCTCCTTCTCCGCGGGCTCCATCTCGGCCGCGTCGCGGAAGTTGGCGATGTCGAGGCAGAAGTTGCGCAGCTCCTCGAACATATCGTCGGGGATGGCGGTCAGGAACTGGGCGCACTCGTCGGCGTTGAACTCGACGGCGTTGCCCTCCTGGTCGACGACGTTGCGCCAGCCCTTGACGATGTACTCCACGAAGAGCGCGACGTCTTGACGGCGCACCTCGTCGAGCTGGCCCTGCGTCGGGATCTGGTTGCGGCGGCCCTTCAGCTTGCGCGCGGCGACCTTGCTGCGGCGCAGCACCTCGTTGAAGAAGGGCTTGTTGACGCTCGTGGCCGGAGAGCACTCGAGAACGGGGGCGCCCTCGATCTCGTAGAAGGTGAAGTCGGCGGTGTCGTCGCCGGAGACTTGCAGGGCCTTGAGATGTCCGAACTTTGACATGATGGGATTCCGTGGGGGGAAAGAGGGTAGAGAGGGGGAAAGAGGGTAGTGGGCGATTCCCACTACCCTCTTGTATCAGATCACGCGACGGCCGGGAAGTACGGGAATTCCGTGAACCCGATCGAGGTGTCGAGGGTGGCATCGCCGAAGGCCGTGCCGGTGACCGAGATCTTGATGGACTCGTTCACGGGGTAGGTCTTCGCACCGCCGCCCAGCGTCAGGCTCGGAAGGTCGAGACCGATGGCGCCGTCGTCGTTCGTCAGCAGCATGTCCATGGTCACCGTCTGGTTGTCCTTCACCGCCTGGGCGAGGTCGCTGTCCGTGAAGAGCAGCTCGGCGTCCAGGCCGACCGAGAAGTTGCCGGTGTTCATGAACAGGGCGCCGAGGGTGCCGAGGCACTTCTCGGGGCTGACCTCGTTGCCGAGCGTCAGGGTCAGCGACTTGAAGCACGCGCCGAGGGACACCTCGCTGGTGTCCGTCAGGTTGAGCCGCGCGAAGCTGGCCGCGGTGTTGAAGGCCGCCGTCTGGAGAGGCTCGACCGACTCGGCGGAGTTGCCCTCGCGGGTCTCGGTGATGTCCTGCGTGGTGGTGCCGATGAAGCCGAAGCCCAGCGTGGCCTTGTCCTGGCCGGGCATGTTGATGGCCAGCTCGTTGCAGAGGTTGCCCTTGGCGTACTCGTACTCGTCGCCGGAGCCGGACGGCTCCTGGAGGTCGTCGTAGACCAGCTCGAAGGTGAAGCTGCGCTCCAGGAAGCTGGCGTCGCTCACCGGCACGTTCTTGATGAACGGACCGTAGAGCAGGTCGACCGCGCTGGAGGCTTCGTCGCCGCCACCTTCGAGGGTGCCGCTGCCGAGGTTCTGCACCTTGTCGAGCACGATGCCGTCGGTGGCGTGGATGCTGACGATGCGCCCGACGATCTGGCCGTTGGTGAAGGCGTTCGCGTCCGAGCCCACCCGCAGCATCTGGCCGAGGGACAGCCCGAGGGTCGTCTCGTCCACGAGCGCCGTGGTCAGGGTATTGGTCGCGTCCGTCCAGACCAGGTCCGCCAGGCGGTGACCGCAGACGTCCATGCGCGCGCCCGAGGCGTTGGTGGGCGTCTCGTCCACGAGCGCACCGGCCTGCGTGATGGTCGACGTGGTCGTGCCTGCGGCGGCGACCTCGAAGAGTCCGTTGTTGGCTGCGTTCGCCATGCCGCGCACGAAGACGAGAGTGTTCTCGATCAGCGCCGCGGAGAGCGCGGAGTGCGTGAAGTTGTCGGTGGCCGCGACGGCCACGAGGTCGTCGTAGTCGCCGCCCGCCTGCACGCGCTCCATGATGGTGCTGGCCTGGCGGGTGGCGAAGATGAAGCCTTCCGCGAACTGCATCGCGTGGTCCTTCGTCAGGTCGCCTTCCCACTCGACCGTCGAGTCCAGGTCCGTGACGGAGCCCTTCCTCTGCTGGCGCGTGTTCGAGATCGGGTTGCGGGGAACGGTCGTGATCGAAGCGCCATAGGCCCCGATGGTGTTCGGCTCGAGCTTGACCCAGAGAGGGGTTGCAGGCAGCGTGCCGATGCTCGCCTCGATGGCCACGGCCATCGCGAGGTTGTTGGTGAGTGAACGTGCCATGATGGGCTCCTGGGGTTACTTGGTTTCCTGGTAGTCGAAGGGGGCATCGACGACGAGCTGGAACCACTCGCCATCCTGGCCGGACTCGCGGACGTCTGCGCTGATGAAGTAGAGGCCGCTGAACTGCGTGCCCTCGAAGATGTCCCGAGTGGCTGCTGCCAGAAGGTCCAGGGTGCGCAGCCCCTGGTCGACGGGTCCGAAGAGCTGCACGAGGACACGTCCACGGCGCAGGTACTTGCGACTGCCGACCTTGCCGAGGGAGTCTTGCTCGCCCGCTTCGTGGTTGACGGTCAGGCGTGCCCACGGAGCATCCGTCGGCGCGGTGTAGTTCTCGCTGGCGAACGTGTACGCACTCGACGCCAGGCCCGTGTCGTCCACGAACTTCTGGTAGATGGCCTCGCGGGCCTCGTTGAGTGTGACGCTTGTCATGCGACCGATCTTAGCTGAGTCACGGCGAGCTGGATAGCCCGCTGTACGAATCCCGCGGCAGCTTGGCCGGAGTGGCCGTCGTTCAGGCGCAGGATGTAGGGGACGTTGTTGGAGATGAAGACGGGGCCGTTGCGCAGCCGGTAGGCCAGCACTCCGCCGAGGCTGGCGGACTGCTCCGCGCGCGCGGACGGAACGGACTCGGGCGTGCCCACGGGGTCGGTCTTGGGCGTCGCCACGTTGGCGATCCAGTTGGCGCGAGCCCAGCCGGTGGCGATCGGCGTGCCGCCCTCGCTCGGGGCCTTGGTCAGGTTCGCGACGACGTCCAGCGTCAGCTTCTTGATCACCGCCTCGGCGTCCTTCTCCAGGCCGTCGATGATGATGCGGATCTGCTGCTTGCCAGATCCACCACCGCCGGAACCGGCGATGAAGCGTCCACCTGCGTCGCGCGCGGCCATCAGAAGGGAGACTCCGACTCGTCGGGCTCGGACTCCCCTTCGTCGTCCTGGGACTGCTCGTCGCTGTCGTCCTCCAGGTCGCCCTCGCTGGGCTCCTGCTCGTCTTCGTCGGACTCGTCGTCCTCGGAGCCCTCTTCGGGCTCGTCGTCGCAGGGGGCGTCCAGGGGGCCGTCGAGGCAGGTGCCGTTCTCCTGGTCGTCCTCGGCCTTCAGCGCGTCCTGCTCCAGCTCGCGCTCGAGTCTCGCCAGCTCGCGCTCGTCGGACTCGTCCTGCGAGAGCTGCCTGCCCTCGTCGCCGTCGAAGCGGGCCAGCTCGATGCGCTTGGACTCCCACCAGCGGGCCAGGCGGTTGCGGCCCAGGTACGCTTTCATCTCTTCGGTGACGGGGTCGCCGGGGTTGACTTCAGCGACACCGCAGCAGCCGAGCTTCATCCGCTTGGAGAAGATCAGGTCCTTGTCGGCGGCGAAATGTTGCTTCCAGTGTCGTAGGCCCATGGTGTTCGTGTCCGTTGTTCAGGGGGTGTTCGGGGAGAGGTGCGAGCCCCGCCCAGCGTGGAGCTGGACGGGGCCTGCGTTGCGTCAGGGGATCAGCTGACCGCGTTCAGGAAGAACGCGCCGAGGTCCGCGGCGACCTGCTTCTGGTCGAACGCCATCTCGATCTCGATGCGGTCCGACTTCAGGTGGTCCATGCGCATGCGCGAGATGCGCGTGGCAAGGGCACCGCCGCCCAGAAGGCCGTTCCACGTGAACGTGTAACCGGCCGACGGGATCATGAGGCCAGGAGAGGCGGGCGTGTAGACGAGGAGCGCGTGCTTCCCGCCGATGAAGGCGTGGACGTTGGCCGCACCTTCGTTCGCCGTGTTCTCGATGGCGTCCATGACGAGGATCTCGTCCATCTCGAAGAGGGCCGACAGGGCGTCCCGCATCACGATGGCCGGGCCCGAGGTCTGACCACGGTCCAGACGCCCGACGATGTCGGGGTGGTCCAGAAGCGCGTCGTAGACCGAACGGCCGAGGACCATGCGGTTGGGACGGAAGCCCGTGGACTCCTGCACCGTGCGCACGGCAGCGCGGACGTCTTCGATCGGAGTCGAAGCGGCCACGTCCCAGCGAAGGAACTGCGTGCCGGTCGGCGTCGCAGCGACACCAGCCCGCTCGGTCGTCCACGCGCTGGTGACGAAGTGGGCGCTGGCCCATTCCTTCTCCTTGCGCAGAAGACCTTGCAGCGTCAGCAGCTCGGTGGCCTCGCGGTCGAGACTGATCGGGCTGTCGGCGTTGGCACGGACTTGGTCCGCGACGTCGCGGTGAAGCGCCCAGACGTCGGCCGAGTAGGACTCGGTCGACAGGGCGTAGTTCGCACCGGCCGACTCGGCACCCGGAGCGCGCTTCTTCATCTCGGCGCGGTTGAAGTACCCGCGGTCGTAGGTGAAGTAGCTGTCCGACTGCTTCGCGACTGCGAGGCGAGGGAAGGCGCGGTCCGCCACGAAGGCGTCCGAGCTTTGGATGTAGGCCAGCGAGATGCTGGACAGCGGGCCGTTGATGTGAACATCAGACCGCGACGGTTGGCTGAAAGGCATTGGATATGCTCCTTGTTGTTGCGATCAGAGGATCAGGTGACCTGGTCGAGATCGACCTGGAGAAGAACGCGCACGATGTCGCCGTCGACACCCGTGTCCAGGAACTGACCGAGGGTCCAGTTTCCGGCGGACAGGGTGGCGTCGGTGACTTTGCCCGCGGCCAGAAGACCGACGCGAGCGCCACGGGTGGCGTCGCCGGTGCCGACTTCGACCTTCACGATGGCGCCCGGCGTGGACGCGATCGGGAAGACCTTGCCCGCGGTGGCCTGCGACTCGGCGCAGATGCCCGCGGGCTGCGAGGTGGCGCCAGCCGCGTGGTCGTACTGACCATCGGCTGCGAGCGTCACGACGCGGTAGACGATGACGGCCGAACCGGCCTCACCGCTGATGAGCTTGACGTTTTCTGAAGATGCCATGGGATGAACTCCTTGGGATCAGAAGGACAGCGACTTGCTGTAAGCCGCTTCGCCTTCGGGGGTTTCGAGAGCCTTGGCCATGGCCTGCTCCGGGGACAGGGAAGGATCCGCATCGCGGATCGCCTTGGCGATCGTGTCCAGCTCGTTGATCGAGCTGGGGACCGCGGCGGTGCCTTGGCGCTTGAACGCCTCGGCGAGGCCCGCGTCCTGCGCTTGCAGGGCTTCGAGGGCCGGGGCCTGGTCGGCCTCGGGCAGCGAGTCGATCCCCTTCAGGATCGACATGCGGACCTCGACAGTGCCGGGGAGCCCGACAAGGTCTTCGGCCCGCTTGCGCAGGTCGGCCGCCTTGGCGACCACCTCACCGGCGAGACGCGCAGTGCGTTCGCCGTCGGCGCGCTTCGCGAGGGCGACCAGACGGGGGTCGTCGCTCTTGCGATACTCGACGCCGTCGAGGTCGGTGTGGACCACCGCGTTGGCGTCGGCCGCTTTCGCGACCTCGGCAGCACGCTGCTCCGGGGTGAGGGCGAGGAAGGCGTCTTGCCCTTCCGCGTCCAGGGACTTGAAGATGCCGCGCTGGGCATCGTTCAGCTCAGAGACCGCTTCGGCACGCTCGGCGCGCTTCGTGATCTCGACGAGCTGCTTGGCGACCGCCTCGTTGTCGACGGTCTGATCGTTCTCTTTGGACATGGTTGCCTCGTTGTGAACGGTGCCGACAGAATCGGCGGTGACGCCCGAAGAAGTGGAAGCAGCGGTGGGGTCGGGCGCCCCGGCTGTTGCTTGTTTGGAGAGGTCGAGCACCGCGGGCGGCGAGCCGCTCTGCGATGTCAGCAGGACCTGGTGAGTGTGGCCGTTCACCTCGCCGATGACCACCGAGCCGGAGCTGGGCTCGATCATCCACGGGTGGGAGTGGAAGTCGCTGTCGGTCCCCTTCTCGATGCCGGTGGAACCCGCGCTCGCGCGCATGTCCGGTCCGACCTCGTCGGAGAGCAGATGCTGGTGCCCGTCGGTGGGCGTGGTCAGCAGCGCGCGCTTGGTCGCAGCGGCGAAGGGGTTCTTGGCCTTGCCCTTCTTCTTCTTCGGCTTGCCGCCGCCGTCCGTGCCTTCGTCCTCGGACTCGAGCGCCTCGTCATCGTCGGCGCTCTTCGGAGCTGCCTTCTCGGCGACGTAGCCGGGCTCGCCCTTCTTCGGCTT